GGCTCTCGGTGGATTGCCAGCGCAGTCGAAGGCGGCATCGGCCAACAGGGCCGCGCTAATGGCACCGTGCCGAACATGACCGGCACCGGACCCTCGCCAGCCGCCGCGCTCATCGACCTCGGGAACAAGCTCATTGATCGGCAGATTCCGCGATGACCGCTCAGGAATGCGGCACCCCGAAGCGTCGCTACAAGAAGCGCGAACCCGAGAAGGACCGTGACCCGCGACTCGCTGGCGATGGCGCTGCACGAGCGTTTGTGTGGTGGAGCGCGATCTGAGCACCGCACTTTGATACAGCTCCGACGACCCCTAGAATCGACCCCAGCGAAGGAGGCCAGCCAGATGATTCCGCGACTGGAACCCATCAAGGCCGGGTGGGCAGCTCATGGCGATGGTTGGGCGGTCCACGGCTCGACCAAAGAAGAGGCCGAGCGCAAGTTCGAGGAAGCTCGACGACGGCATGAAGAAATGTCGAGACGCGCCGTTCCACCCAATTCGCCGTTGCAGGCTAACGTGGCGATCCGCAGATAGACTGGATTAAGCCATGGTCCTACCCATTGGCAACCCGGCGACGGGTTGGGCGGGGATCGTGCGCCTCGACAACTGGGATCAGGCCGCCGCGGACGATTGCGCTGAGGCCATGCTGCTCGACGCGAACACGAAGGGTTACCGGGACCGCCTCGGCTCGGGGGATCACGAGGCCCACTTTGTCGGGGCGCTCGGTGAGATCGCGTTCGCGCAGTATCTCGGCGTGCCGTGGGCCTGTCATCCATCGGATGTCGGAGGGCGCCCGGACGTCGCCGGGTACGAAGTCCGCACCATTCCGGCGAATGGGCCTCGGGTGTACGTCAAGGCGAAAGCGAATGATCGTCCGAACACGAAGGTTGCGCTCGTCCTCTTGCTCCACCGGAACACCGCTGCCCTGATCGTCGGTTGGATGACGGCAGCGCAGGTTCGTGAGCATGGACAGATCGCGGACCCGAGAGATCGGGGCGCCCCGGCGTGGTTCGTTGACGATCTGCGGTTGCTCGATAGGCGGTTTCCTGAACGAGCGTCGGCATGATCACGTCCTTCGAGGTCTACGGCGACCCGGCCCCGCAGGGCTCGCTGCGCTCGTTCCTGTCGCGCGCCGGGAAGGTCGTGACGAAGAACTCGTCCGACCGGCTCGGGCTCTGGCGGATCGACATTCGGGCTGCGGCCGAGTTCGCCTTTGGTCTCGGGCGAGGGCAGCACCCCGCTTTCGAAGGCCCCATCGAGGGCCCGGTCCGGGTGGAGATGGCCTTCAGGGTCCGGCGGCCGTTGGGGCACTTCGACAAGAAGGGCCTACGCCGATCCGCCCCGGATCATCCGCATGGGCGGGTCGGAGACATCGACAAGTTCGCTCGCGCCGTCCTCGACGCGATCACGGGGATCGCCTACAACGACGACGCGCAGGTGATCGAGCTGTACGCCTCGAAACGGTACGCTGAAGACTGGGAACGGCCGGGGGCGACGATCGTCGTCCTGACCGTCGAATGACGGAGGACGGGTCACGGACGTCGTTTACCACGACGACGCGCAGGTGGTGGAGTTGTATGTCACGAAGCGGTACGCTCTCTCCGGGGAGCCGCCGAGGGCGGTTCTTACGGTCACTGTCGGCGAGGAAGGAGGCTCGGGGGCATGAATAACGATCAGGCCGTAGAGACGACCACGGAGATCGCGCCGGAAGCGGCTCCGCTGGCGCAGATCAGCGTGATCTTCACGGCCGACGGCTCGCTTCAGGTCCACATGGAGGGCGTCCGGCCGCATCAGTTCTGGGCGGCCGGGGCGATGCTTTCGAGGCTCGGCGACTCGATGTTCGACGAGCAGCGGGCCGTGGCCCGCAATCAGCAGGCGCAGGAGCAGGCGGACATGAAAGCGGCTATCGAGGCCCTTCGCGGCTCCGGTCGGCTGGGTCCCGGCGGTCGGGCATGATCCGGCGTTTCGTCCTTGCGCTCCTCATGGTCATCGGTTCGTGGTTCGTCGTCCTCGCCTTCGCGGCGATGACGTGGGTCATCTTCGTGCGGCTGGTCGAGACCCTGTGGTTATGGACCTGAGCCGCCGTCGCTTTCTGGCGGCGGCTGCCGTCTTCGCCATCGCCGCCGCCGCCGGGGGACTTCCGCGGCTGCCGTCTTCCTCTGGTCCAGCTAGGCTCGCGACGCGGACGGCAGGGCCGGTGCGGGTGTGGCTCGTGGCGGGCGATACCCTTCAGGTGACCCTCCCCGACGGGGAGATCGTTGAGATGGAGGCGACACACACACTGCATCTCGTGGTTCACCCGGACGGTTCGATCGAGGAAGGTGACGCTTGATCTCGCTCGGGAGCGGTGTCGGCTGACGACGGGGTGGTAGCATCGTGGCATGGCTGGACGAGCGACACGACGCCCGCTGCAACCGATCGCGGCCGAAACCGGCGGCTGGACGGCGCTGACTCCCGAGCGGCAGGAGAAGATCGCCGGGGCGATCCGCAAGGGCGTCTTCCCCGCGGTCTCAGCCGTAGTCGCCGGGGTCTCGAAGCCGACATTCAGGCGCTGGATGGCGCTGGGCGCTGACCGTACCGAAACGGACGAGAAAGGCGCTGAGTCCCTGATATTGGGCGCCGAGCCCTATCGAGCGTTTCGAGCGGCGATCGAGAAAGCCGAGGCCGATCTCGAAGCCGACCTGACCGAACGCTATCGCACGGTCTCGCGGCAGGCCGCCTTCGGCAACGCGAACTACCTCGGCAAGTTCATGTCGCAGCGGCTACCGCAGAACTGGCGCGATACGCAGGCCGTCGAACTGAGCGGGCCGTCGGGAGGGCCGATCGAGGTGCAGGGTGACGACGAGTCCTTCGTTCGCAGGCTCATCGACGCAGCCGCTCGGATCGGAGTTGATCGACTGGGCCCGGCTTCGGCGGGACCTGACGCCGCGGCTGACGAGCTACATCCCGAGGGCGGGGGGTCTTCGGCCTAGCCCGACACAGGCGCTGTTCCTCGGCCTGCCGCATCGTGAGGCCCTGTTCGGCGGCGCGGCAGGGGGCGGCAAGAGCGACGCTCTGCTCATGGGCGCCCTTCAGCACGTCGATATCCCGGGCTACGCGGCGATCCTATTCCGGCGGACGTATCAGGACCTGTCGCTGCCCGGTGGCCTGATCCCGAGGGCGGACGAATGGCTGCGCGGCACGGATGCTCACTGGCGGGGCGACGAGTACGTATGGGTCTTCCCGTCCGGGGCGCGGCTTCAGTTCGGTTACATCCAGCACCCGGGCGATGAGCAACGCTATCGTTCGGCGGAGTTTCAGTATGTCGGCTTCGACGAGCTGACGACCTTCGGTGAGGCGATGTACCGCTATTTGTTCAGCCGACTCCGACGGACGGTGGGTCTCGAACGATCCGGGGTGCCGCTTCGGATGCGAGCTGGCACGAACCCCGGTGGGATCGGCCACGACTGGGTGGAGGGGCGGTTTCTGGATCACCCTGCGCCCGGCACCGTGTTCGTGCCGTCGCTCCTGACCGACAATCCGGCGCTCGATCAAACGGCCTACCTCGAAAGCCTCGCCTACCTCGACGATGTGACGCTGGCCCAGCTTCGAGACGGCAACTGGGCGGTGCGCCCGACGGGTGGACGGTTCGACCGGGCATGGATCAAGCCGTCGCATCGGCATGAGGAACTTCCGCCGGCCAGCCGGGAATGGCGCTGGGTGCGCTACTGGGACCTCGCCTCCACGGCAGAGAAGCTCGGTGCCGATCCCGACTACACCGTCGGGACGCTGGTCGGGCTTGACGATGAGAACGATCCGTGGGTCGCCGACGTGGCGCGCTTCCGGCTCGATCCCGGTGACACCGAGGATGCCGTGAAGGCCACCTCGATCGCCGATGCGCTGGCGTACGAGAACGTGTCGATCCGCATGGAGCAAGAGCCCGGCTCGGCGGGCAAGATCGTCATCGACCACTACGGCAAGGTGCTGCGTGGCCTATCGTTCGATGGGGTGGTATCGACCGGCAAGAAAGAGGTCCGAGCCCTGCCCTTCAGCACGGCCATGAAGCGCGGCCTCGTCCACGTCCTCGAAGCCGGCTGGACGGGCGACTGGTACCTTGAACTCGAAGCCTTCCCGACGGGCGCCCACGACGATCAGGTGGACAGCGCATCGGGCGCCTACAATCATCTCGCCCGCAATCTGTTCGAGCCGGGCGGGGTGACCATCGGTGGGTCGCGGGTTCGGGGCTCGACGGGCAGCCCGGCCGCCGCGTACCATGCGAAGCGGCGCTCGTCAGCGGGCTATCGGAGGCTGACACGTGGCTGATAAAGGCATCATCGCTCGGGTCATCGAGTGGGTCGCCACGCCCCTGATCGAGTCCCGGATCGCGGAGGCCAATCCAGCCGCGGGCACGATGATCGACCCCGACGAGGACCTGTTCCGTCGTCTGTCTGGCTCGCGCCGCGACCTGAACCCGATCATGCAAGAGCGGGCGCAGTCGATCGCGCTCTACCTCTGGCGCCAGAACCCGATGGCCCATCGGCTGACGGAGATGGTCGCCGATTTCGTGGTCGGGGATGGGATCACCGTAAAGGCCGTGGACGAGAATGTGCAGGCCGTGCTCGACGAGATATGGCATGACCCGGCGATGCACCTCGATCAAGCGCACCGCGATCTCGTTCGGGATCAGTCGATCTATGGCGAGTTGTGTCTGCGGGCGTTCGTCAACGAGACCTCCGGCCGGACGCGCTTCGGCCTCGTCTTGTCGGAGCGCATCGATGACATCCTACCGGACCCCGACAACGCCTTCCTCGACGGCACGCTCGTCCTGAAGCCGAAGGGCGGGTCCGGCGAAGGCGAGCGAGTCGAGATCGCGCGCTACGACGACGAGGCCGATCCGTCGAGTCCGAGGTGGCGAGGCGAGGCGTTCTACTTCGGCATCAACCGCGTTCACGGGCAGCACCGCGGGACGCCGGACCTGCTGGCCCCGGCCGACTACGTGGACGGCTACGATCAGCTCCTGTTCAACGCTCTCGAACGATCCGGCCTGATCAACGCCTTCGTGTGGGACGTCACGCTCACCGGCTCGACGAAGACCGACGTGCAGAAGTGGGTCTCCGAACATGGGGATGCCCCGCCGCCGGGAGCGGTCCGGGCGCACAACGAGAAGGAAGTCTGGCAGGCCGTCAACCCGGGCCTCGGCAACGCCGACATGATGGCCCTCGGACGGGCGACAAAGAACATGGCGCTCGGCGGACTCGGCGCCCCCGAGGCGTGGTTCGCCGAGGGCGACAGCGCGAACCGGGCGACGCTCGCCGAACAATCCGATCCGACCTATCGGATGATCACCCGACGGCAGGCCGACACCGCCGCGATGTTCCACTGCCTGCTCGACTTCGCGCTCGGCAAGGCGATCGAGCGCGGACGGCTGCCCGCGGCGATCGATCGTACGTTCTCGGTGAACCTGCCCGAACCGTCCATGAAGGACACCGGCAAGATCACGACGGCGCTGGTCCAGCTCACGCAGGCGCTGGCCGCGGCAAAGGACGCCGAATGGATCAGCGCACGATCGGCCCGGGCGATGTTCCTCATGCTCGCCGGTCAGATCGGCATGGACCTGAAGCCCGAGGATGAGGAGGCGCAGATCGAAACCGAAGCGGAGGCGGCCGAGGCCGAGGAACCGGAAGCCGTCGTGCCGGGAGAGGAATATGGACCGCTCCCACCGCAGATGCCGACGAACGGCACGGGACAGGCCCCGGTGGGCGGTTATCAGGCGACGAGCCGTGGCTGATGGCCGTTCGCTCGCCGAGAAGCTACAGGCGATGGCCGAGGCCGACGAGTCCCCGCACGAGGCCGCGATCGCGAAGGCAAAGCTCGATGAGATGGGCAACCGAGGCCGCATCCCGCCACGACGTCCGCCTGCCGCCCCGGCACCCGAAGGGGCATGGGACTGGGACGAACCGGCAGTGGCGGCATCCAACACGACGAATGCGAGCGTCAGCTTCCGGGTGACATTCAACCGGGCACCGGGCTAGGGCGATGCCGTACAGCGGCATCGCCGAACTTCCACCGGCCGTCCGCCAGCGATACAGCTCGCGCTGCCAGCGGGCCTTCCTCGGGGTCTTCAACGCGGTCTACGGGTCGCATGGCGAGGAGGCCGCCTTCCGCATCGCCCATGCAACCGCGAACGCCTGTCGTCGTCGGCGGGTCGCAGAGGCCCAGCGGGCGCGCGCCCGGAAGATCGCCGAAGTAGTCCTGAACGAAGCCACCGATCTGCGACTCGCGGCGATCAAGCAGGCCCGTCGGATCGAGCAGGGTGTGTTCAATCTGACGACGGCCGAACTGCGGACGCTGAAGGCCGAACTCGAAGCCGCGCGACTCGCCACGATCGGCAAGATGTCGCAGGCGACGGCGGACTGGGATATCGCGATGCAGAAGGGGGTACTGGCCGAACTCAACGCGGCCCTCGCTCGGGTTGAGTCTCAGGCAGCGGGTTCGCTCAGCTCGACGCTCGAACGGGCGTGGGCCGAGGGCGACGGCCTTCTGCCGGCGACCCTCGAACGTGCGGGTATGACGATGACCGCGCTACCGCGGATCGACCCGCGGATGCTGAACGTCGGGATCGCCACCGTCCCGGAGCTGATCAGCGGGGTCACCGATGAAATCAGGCGCAAGGTCGCCGCGGAGCTGCGACAGGCGGCGCTCGGACAGATCGGTCCGCTCGATCTCATAAAGCGGCTCGGAACGCTGACCGGCAAGGGCGTGTGGGCGTCTGCGTTCGCCCGGGGTGAGGCGATCTACCGCACCGAGGCCGGGCGGATGTTCCAAACGGCGAACTACACCCGGATGGCCGAGCTGCCCGACGACGAAGGCTGGCTGAAGGAATGGGTCTCCTCAGAGGACATCCGGGTCCGTCGCGATCACGTGCTGGCGAACGGCCAGCGGGTGAAGCCCGATGAGATGTTCACCGTCGGTTCGGAGCAGGCGCTCTACCCGCTCGATCCGAACCTCTCCGCGCGGCAATCGATCCATTGCCGCTGCATGAGTGTGCCGTGGCACCCCGACTTCGAGGCCGAGCCCGACCCGAACGCCCCCGAGCCGTGGCGGCCCCTCTCCGATCAACAGATCGAAACCCTGATCGACCGCTGGATGGCCGGTGAGCCCTCCATCGAGGAACGCTACGGGCTCCTGACGGCCGGGCAGCTTTCCCGCGGTCATATCGCAGCGGTCGTGGAGGGTCTTGAAGCGATCGGGCGCCGTTTCCCCGAGGCCGCGAGGGGCCACGCCTATCTGAAGGAAATCTACACCGGGACAGGCCCGGTCCGAAATGCCGCTGGCTGGATGAGCGACACTGGTCGGCTCGGACTTTCCAGCGAAGCGCAGAGGACCTCGGCCGGGACGATCGTTCACGAAGTCGGCCATGCGCTCATGAACCTGCTCGGCGGTCCGCGTTATCGCGGCTCCGGCATGATGCCGACGCCGCTCATGACGGCCGATCAAGCGGGCGAAATGTGGTCCCTCTGGCGGACCATCCGCTCGAAGCTGTCGTTCAGCAAGGCGTTCGAGAAATACAGCTTGAACATCAGGCTCCACAGCGGGCAGATCGCGCTCTACGAACGGGCGCTGGTCGATGCGCTTGCGGCGCGAGATGCTGAGCCAGTCGGTTCGACGTTCCACTTCGCTCACGAGCAGCGGGTCCTGCTGTACGAACAGCGCCTGCGGGCCTACCGGGCTGCTCTCGACCGGCTACAAGCGGCGGCCCCGCGGACCACGAAGCTCAGAACGGACGCCGCCCCGTCGACCTACGGGATGACGGACGAGTTCGAGGACTTCGCCGAGTCGTTTCAACGGTATATCCTCGACCCCGACGAGTTCGCGAAGACGTCCCCACTGCGCTATGCGTTCATCGAGAAATGGGTCGGCAAGTACCTGACGGAGAGGTCGGGATGATCCTGTTCGTGACGGCCGAGGGTTGTCGTGTCCTGTGGTCAGAGCGCGGCTTCGACGTTGTGCCCGAGGAACGTCGGGCGGATGTGGAGCGCGTCCTGAAGGCCCCGGTCTATGGTCGGATCGGCGAGCGCCTGCCGGACGGCGGGATCGCCGATCTCGTCGATGCGAAAGTCGAACCCGGCGATATCATCCACGCGCGTCTCGCGCTGTTGTCGCTGCCGGGTGCGGAGATCGTCTACGAGTTCGACGAGACTGAAGCCGACGAAGCGGACGTCGATCAAGCCCTGCGGAAGCTCGGCGTCGCATGAGCGATCGGGAAGACAGTCGATGGTGGCCCCGGCGTATCCGGGACTGGCGTTCGGAATGGCGAGCCTATTCCGACCTCGTTGGCTGGCGACTGTGGATATGGGCGGTCGTCGCGTCGTTCTACTGGGCCCGGCACCCGCGGCTGTGGAAGTGGTGGGTGGAGTGGTGGGTGGACCAGTGGGGTGTCGCTCTCCTGCGGCGGCGGCGGATCGAACGCCGACTGCGTGAGCTGTCCCCGTGATTCTGTGGCCGCTCGTCGAGCGAGTCTACAAACGAGACGCGATCGGTCGCTTCGGGTCAGGCGGCCCGCTGGCCTTCGACTCCGGGGCCGATGGGCACGCGCAGATGCAGGCCGCCTACGCCGACTGGCAGGACGGCCTGTCGGTGCGCGAGGGCAAGGCATACGGTTTCTATGCCTCAACCGAATACAAGGCCGTGAACGGGCAGTTGCGTGACGGGCGACTGCCGGAAGCCGGCAGCCTAGAGGACTCGATCGTCAAGAACATGGATGCCTCGCTGGCTCGGACGTCGGTCCCAGAGGCGATCACCGTCTATCGGGCGACGAACTACCGGAACGTCCCGAAGGCCGGGCATGGTCTCGAACCCGGTGAGACATTCACCGATCGCGGCTTCGTGTCCACCTCGATCGGTCGTAAGGAAGGCGGCAAGTTCGGCCATTACCTCCACGACGCCGGGGCGGTCCCGGTCGTCCTGAAGATCGACGTCCCGATGGGCGCGAAGGGCGGCTACCTCGAAGGCGCCCCGATCATGGGCGACCGCAAGCGATCTGAGATGCGGGAATACGAGCTGGTCTTGCCACGGAACACGACGTTCAGGGTGAAGGGCTATACGTTCGAGACGTTTCCGAACCCGTGGGACCCCGGGGTCTCCCCGACGTCGATGGGCGTCCTGTCCGTCGAGGTGGTGCCGTGACCCTGCTGCGCCCGGTGTCTCGCGATCCGCTCGACGACATCGACGTCCCGCCGCCCGTCGGTGATCGCACCGACAAGTTCGTCGGTCTCGACGTCGTGTGGCACCGGACGCTCACCGAAGTCGAAGCGTGGGGCGTGCGCAACCTACGAGGGCTGTCCGAGCACATGCCGGGGCAGCACGATCAACAGGCTCATGGCCGGGGTGGGTCGATCGCTGTCCTGACGAGCGATCTTCGTAGCCGGGAGGGCGGGACCTACGCTGTCCCCGGCTCGCGGCCGGTTCTCGCCGGGGGCACCGTCGTTGGGCGGCCGGGACATGGGGCGGTGCTCGACGCGGATCGGTTCTTCAGCGACCGCGAGTACGCCGCGAGCGAGACCCGGGCGTGGCTGAAGCGCGAGCGTGGTGAACTCGCCGATTCCGGCTACTTCGGCACGTGGCACGATACGAAGAACGGCGTCGTCACGCTCGATATCGTCGATCTCCTGCCTCGTGCTGCAGCGATCCGGGCGGGCCGGACACGGAACGAACGGGGAGTGTTTGACCTCGACACGGGCGAATATATCGACACGGGCGGCACGGGCGGCTACTCTGAAGCGAAACAGGAGGTGGACGTGCCCGATCCGCGGGTCTTCACGGTGCCAGACAATATCGCTACGATGTCAGATGCCGAACTGGATGCCTTCGCGGACGCGATCGTGGGCGATCTGTATGCCCAGCGGGAGCTGTCGGAAGCGACCCTCGTCGAACATCCGGCGCCGGGGCATGACCAGTCTGCTCATGCCGGGGCACGCAACCCCCGAGCGGTCGCAGCCCATCGGTCACCGCCGAAGCGCGACTCGATGGGGGCTCATCGTGACGCGAACGGTAACTTCACGCCGGACCGGGCAGCTCTCCACGATGCGATCCTCGAAAGCCAGTTCGCGGGCCTGCCAGCCTCGGACAGCCCGACGGTCTACATGACCGGCGGCGGGGCGGCCAGCGGCAAGACGAAGGCGATCTTGAACAACCCCGAGGCGGGCATCCCGGGCCGTGACCGGGCCGCCCAGATCGACCCCGACGGCATGAAGAAGCAGCTCCCCGAGTATGACGCCGCGGTGGAGGCCGGGCGCCCGTGGGCTGCCGCCTACGCGCACGAGGAAAGTTCGTACCTCGCGAAGCGGGCCACCGCCGAGGGTCTGAGCCGCGGCCACGATGTCGTGTATGACTCCGTGGGCGACTCTGGCATCGACAAGCTGCACGCGAAGGTCCAGTCCTTCCGGCAGCAGGGAGCAAAGACCGTCAGCGCCGACTACGCGACGGTCAGCCTCTCGACGGCTATCGAACGGTCGAACGCCCGAGCTGCAACGACCGGGCGTTACGTCCCGCGGACCGAACTGGTCCGCGCCCATGCGGACGTGTCGCGGACCTTCGTCGCAGCAACGGAGCGCGGCACGTTCGATAGACTCAGACTATGGGACAACAACGGCTCGACGCCGCGACTGGTCGCCGATTACAGTCAGAATTCTGGCCTGAAGGTGCTCGATAACGACGCATGGGCTGCCTTCGTGGCGAAGGGGTCGGAGGGCTGAAGATGGCGCTCGATCCTGAGATTGCACGCCGCATCGACGGTGACACGGCCGGGCGGATCGTCGCCGACGTCGGCAACGGGGTGTCGATCGAGGACTCCCGCCTGACCTATAACGCCGATATGGAAGCCTATCGCCGAGAGATCGAGGCCGACGTCGCCGCGATGCCGTCCGGGGCGATCCTCGATATCCCGAGCGAGCTGCCGCCGCTCGATGTCGTGATCCCGGAACGTCGCCACGTTCGGTAGTTGACAAGGCCACAGAGGCGCTATCATGTCGGGGGGTCGGGGTCGAAAGGAGCTGGCGTGCCGAAGTTCAAGCTCGATAAGGGTGAGAAGATCATCGCCGAGCGCCCGACCGAAGACGGCGGACGGGTCGTCGTCACGAGCGAAGGGCGGAAGGTCGCCTTCGACCGAGAGGGGCGCGGCGTGCGCTTGATCGGCCCGCCGTACAACTGGGAAGCGGCCGAGTCGGAAGCCGAGCCGGCGGCCGAGCCGGAAGCCATAGAGCCTGTCGGGGCGGGGGAGAGCGGCAACTGAGCGAGTGAACCGGGGCGCCCTACTCGAAGCCGCACGCACGCTCGGGCTGACGATCAGCCCGGGTCTCTTTGAGACTCTGAGCGCCGCCGAGGCGGACCGGCTGGTAGCCCTCGCGGAAACTGGCAAACGGCACGCGAAGGTCGATCTCGAACGACTCGACACGGCGATCCGTACCCTGCTCGATGTCCGTTATGACGACGAGCCAACCCGGGCGAAGGCGCGCAAGGCGCTCGACGCGATCCTCGCCGTGCCGGACCCCGAGGACTTGGACGTCTCGGAGGCGGTCATCGTCGAGGCCGCGGCGGATGGCTCGACGTGGGAAGTCCTACTGATCCAGCCGGGTCTCTCGGCGAACCGCCGTCACTACCGTCGCGAGGTTCTTCAGGCCGCGATCCCCTTGTTTGAGGGCGTCCGTTCGTTCGCACCCCCGGGTGGGGACCATTGGAAGGATGGCAACTTCGGCAAGGGTCGCGGACCGCGAGAGCTAGTGGGCTGGTTCACCGAGGCGAAGTACGCCGAGGGAATCTCCCTCCCGTCGGGCAAGATTGCCGAGGGGGTGACCGCGCGCTACCATGTCAGCGAAGCGGCGCCGTGGCTGAAGGCCCTGTTGACTGACGGTTGGAAGCGCGGCAAGCCCGATCTCATCGGGTTCTCGATCGTCGGGGATGGCAAGACGAAGGTGCTCCGCGAAAGTGGGAGTGGACGAACCTTCGCAGACGTTGAGCGGATCACGGCGATCGAGTCGGTCGATCCGGTAGTTCATCCGGCCGCCGGGGGTATGACCCTGCGGCTCGTGGCGAGCAAGGAGGGCGCACCCGTGGACTGGGCGAGGCTCACGTTGGCCGAGGCCGTCAAGGGCCTCGCGACCGGCACCATCCTCCCGGACGAACTGAAGGCGAACCGGGCCGACCTGTTCAGCCTCGTCGAGTCGGGGCAGATCACCGAAGTCGGGCAGGCGCCAGCGCCGGTCACGGCCGAGGACATCGAGCAGATCGTCGAAGCGAAGGTCGAAGCGAAGGTCG